TTACGCGGATAAGTTCTCGTTTTGTTTGAGCACATGCTTGCTCCACCGAAAGAGTTTTACCATTACCCGAGAGTCCAGTAATAAATGTCGGATAAAAAAGATTGGACTGAATAATTTTTTTAAGATCACTAAAGTTACCAAACTGGACGAAAGTATCATCTTTCCGGGGAATAAGGTTTTGCTCAATGGCAGGCAATGCTGCAGGAGAACTGTAAGATACTTCCAATTCATCCACGGTTTCTTTTGTCAATTCAAGATTCCATTTACCACGACCAACTTTACACTCAGAAAGTTTTTTAGTTACAGTTTGATAATTAGAATCATTCATCATACACCATGCACGAATGTCGGCAGAGGTTACAGACTCACCATACAAATTTTGAAGAGAGGTACGAATGTAGTCGGTGGTCAGAGACATTGGTTGTTTTGTTTGACTGAAGTTATTATAGTCGAAAATTGCTTTGAATTTCATTTGACAGACACTTAATTAAGTGTCTATGGTTATGCCACCAAAGAAATAAACTCACCAAGAATCTTCTTATTCATTTTTTTGGAGTTGAGAGATTTTGCAAACGCACTCTTAATCTGAGTTTTGGTTGCGTCTTCATTCACTTCAAATTCATCATCACTATTTAAGGCAGAAGATGATAAACCAAAATAACTGTGATATCCAGAAGTTTTAATTGTAAAAGATTTTCTTTTTTTCCATACACTTTCTAGTTTACGAAATTCCTCAGAATAAAATTTATAGTACTTACGCATAAACGATTTGGCATCACGGGATTGAAGAATACGAATACCGATGAAATTTATATCAACAAAATTATCCCTTAGGTTGCGAAGAAGAACATCAGTCATTTCGTCCCATTCATCACTGAAGGTATATGTATTTCCAGTTCCCCTATCTCTCAAAACGCACCTATGTCCAATAGTACCAGTCCCAAGAAAAGGACCATCGACATATCCGCGATCAATCTGACGATGATATCTTAAAGAACATCCCTCTCCATCAGTCAAAACGACACACTGAACTTTTTGAAGTTTATGCTCTTCTTTAAATTTTGGTAGGATTTGATGGAGAGAAATCATTGCCTCATTCAAGGGAGTTCCAGAGAGTCCCAAACCAACAGGAGCTCTAAAAGAACAATGATAATCATGACTATATGCAATTCTGAAAATATTTTTCATTTGCTCATCTAGAACTTTTCCATTTACCTTACTGGTAAGAAAATTCATCATAGAAAACCATTCAGGAACATAAACAAGACCAGGTTTTTTCTCATAAGAAATTTCCCTATGACCTGTTACCTCATCCATTAAAGGATAATCATTAGTGAATGCATACACTTCAAATGGAATATTTACTTTCTTACAAAACCAAACCAAATTAAAAAGTTGTTTCATAGTATCAAGTAAAACATTACCCATAGAACCACTCCAATCCAGAACAAATACCAGACCATGATTTTTACCATCGGGAATGGTAGTAATTTTTTTAAAGAGGTCTTCGTTATATTTGTAGGTATGAAGTTTAGAGCAATCTAAAATGCCAGTGCGAGATGTAGAAGCACGAGAATAAGCATCTGCTGCTTTCTTACATTCAAACTCCTTTACCAAATAACTAACTTCTTTCTGAGCAGAACGTTTGAATTTAGAATATTGTTGATCGACCTTAGAAATACTGAAACTTAATGGAAATGATTTTCCATATTCATTCTCGTTTTCCGCATAAGATTTCCAGTTCTCTGCACAAAGTTCATGAATCTTAGAATTGGGAACGACAACTTTTTTTAAGTCAAGTTTAGGAAACTCCAAATAGACATTTTCAAATCCACTATGATCTATGAGTTGTTTAAGTGCATCTTCTAGATTAGTTGCAGTAGAGACTTCTGGTTCATCATTCAAAGTTTCATTACCAACATCTCCCCCCTTCTGCTCATATGAAGGAGTTTCTAAGTCTGCCGAATCTCCTTCTTCGGAATCTCCGGATTCAGATTCTTCAGTAGAATCTCCATCATCAGATTGTTGACCATTTTGATTATCAATATTAGTATCTTGTTCTTTTTCTTGTTCTTTTTTACAAAATTTATACAGAACCTCTGCTGCAAATAGAGTATCATCAAAATCCTCACAACCATCAATTATGCGAATGATTGCCATCTCCTCTTCAGTAAAAGAAATGTTCGTAAAATTTCCAATCTTAAAATATAGATTTGCTTTGTCAGCAAGATTCATAAGATTGACATTTTCATTAGCAATCTGAAAAAAATCTTGATCGGCAAGTTCCTGGTAACCACGATAGAATGTTTTGCCAATACCCGCATACCTACGTTTTATAAGTTTTTCAATGCGGACATCTTCAACCACATTCACAAACTGTGGAGGAATCTTTAGTTCCAAAAACCAATCTCTATCAGGCGTATAAAGTGCATGTCCCACCTCATGACCCACTAACATATCATAAACACTATTACTTGCCTTTTCCCACATTGGAAGCGTCAGAACCCGAGTATGGACGTTGAAGCAAGCAGTTTCAACATTCTTGTGCTCTACAATTAAATCTTCGGTTGCCAGTAGTTTGGCCAGTTGAGATTTAATCTCGTGAGAAACGGTCATTGAAGTTCGTTCGTATGGACTCATAATACGACGAAACCCGCTTCTTGAACGGGTTCATGTGACACTTCTTAAATTGTCTGAGTGCTTCTCTACTAGACCTCAGTGCCTGAGGTTTGAGAGTACGTTTCCGTTCTTTCTTGGAGTGATGTTGCCAATTAGGTGTTGTCATCAGAAATACCTTTGATACGTTTCCAGTTATTATACATGGATTGAAGTCTCCAAGAAGATGCCAGACTATCTGGTCCGTTTTTGAGAAGTTCCATTTCCCTCAAAGACAGTTTCTTCATCTTCTTATATTCTTCTCTCCAGTTCATGATACCTTTCTACTGAACCCCTTTATCTTATCAAATTTTATTACATTGTCAAATTTATCATGCAAATCTGATTTATGAGATATTACAAAAATGTTAGCACCCTTAATGACATATTTAATAATTTTAAGAAATTCTTCTGTGCCAAATCCATCAAGTGAAGAATCAAATACTTCGTCCATAATTAAAAGATTCGTATTTACAGAATTCTTAACACGGGCAACTTCTCTCCATGTGAAAAGAAGTGCTAGATCAATTCTCATTTTCTCACCCTCACTGAAAGAAGCATAAGAAAAATCTTCATGAATTGGCGATTTTACTGTCTCATTAAATTCACCATCCAAATTGAAGTTAATATAGAAATCCATCATCTGCAGATAACGATTAACCTGTTGATTAATGAAAGGAATATATTTTTTAATGATTTTTGTTTTTACACCGTCATCTTTAAGCAATGAATATGCAAAGTCATAATTTGACATTTCAATCCTTTTATCAGACAGGTCTTCAATTGTATTTTGGAGGGTTACTTTAAACTCTGCTAACTTCTCATGTTCAGTATTTCTATTTGCAACTTGCTGGGTAAGTCTCTGAATTTCCGATTCCAAATCTCGGATTTGTCGTTGACATCCAGATACTCTAGTATTGTTTTGAGAAATGCCATTATTGAGTTTAGTAATCTCCTTAGATAGTGAGTTGAATTGACGTTCTTTTTCTTGTTCAAACTTAATGGTGGTTTCCAGTTCTTGATAACCACTCTGAAGTTCTTTTGCTCTATTTTGAACGTCTACAATCTTATTTAACCTAAACTCCTCTTCTATGTCCTGAGTGCAAGTAGGACAAACCGTATTTTCGGTGAAAAACTTATGTTCTTTGGTAATTGTGCCTACTTTTTGAGAGAGTTTTCCTTTAAGATTGTTTAGTTTTACTAATTTTTCTCCTGCTCCAATGACAGTTTCTTGTTCCTTAATAAACTTAAATACATTTTCTTCAAGGATAGAATTCTCTTTCATATAGGAAAGAACTTCTGCATCCAAAGAATTAATTTTTTCTTGGTTTGCATTTATATTGGCATTTCCCCTTTCTTCAAGTTCGCTAATAAAGTTTTCCTGCATCCCAATCTTATCTCTGACATTATCTTTTTTCAGATCTAAAGATTTGGATTGATCCCTCATTATCCTAAGTTTTTCTTTAACCAAATTATTCATCGCAGAGAAGATGCGAATGTCTAACAAATCTTCAATCACTTCACGACGATTAGAAGTTGTGAGTTGCATGAAAGGCACAAAGGTGCTGCTACCTAAGATTACAATTTGTGTAAATGACTTATAATTTACCTTGAGAATACTCTCTTCAAGAATGCGTTGATTGGCACGATCATCTGCTTCCTTATGAAGTGGATTACCATTCACCTCAATATCAAATACATTTGGTTTAATTCCACGACGAACCAAATAATCACGACTATTCACAGAGAACTCAATCTCAACCAAACAATCCCTCTCATTTGTGGTATTGATTAGTTGTGGTTTATTAATTTTGCGAAATGGTTTATTAAACAATACAAAGGTAAGTGCATCCAACATAGAACTTTTTCCCGCACCATTCGTTCCAATGATGAGGTTTGTATTATATTGTTGAAAGTCAATCTCAGTCCAATTATTTCCAGTACTTAAAAAATTCTTGTACTTAATATTTTTAAAAGTTATCATTCTTGGGGGGAATCACAATGTCATCAGAAGTAATTACAGTATATTTGTAACTGTGTATTTTACAAGTTTTTATAGCAAGTTCATCGTCAACCTCAACAACATCCATAGTTTGTTCTTCTTGCTCTTCAAGCATCATAGCATAACGAACGGCATCATCTTCCTCCTCAAAAAGAAAAAGAACCTTATCTCCATACTTATCCTGCACGGCATAAGCACCCTCATCTTTACTTTCTTTGAGAGTGAGGAGATACATTTTATTCTACCTCGCAAGCTTGTTTATAGAGTTCTTGAAAAATATTTTTAATAATATTTTTATCATATTGTGTTTCAGATTCATCAATATAACGACTTAGAATTGAAAGAGTATTTTCTTCCTCTCCTATTTCAAAATCTTCATTTTCTTGAATATCAAAGTTTTCAATGATTTTTAGATCTTGGACGCCAATAGAATACAACTTATCAATAAACTTTTCAAAATCTTTGGGTTTTGTTTTTTTACGAACAATAACCTTTACAATCTTGTTCTCGTATTCAGTTGCATTGAAGAGTTTATGATTAGTATCCTCATAATAGATATTATAAAATAATTTATAAGGATTATTAACTGGGGTATGAGTGAGGGTATCCGTATCAAAGATATGAAATCCTCTTGTATCATTCACATCATTCCAGAACATCTCATAAGGATTTCCTAAGTAGAAGATTTTTCCGTTGTCTGACCGTGTATGGTAGTGTCCTGAAAACACTTTGTCGAACTTGTCAAATAAGTCGCACGCCATACCATCTTCCATGACGTGTCCACGATGCGCTCTGAATCCGTTGAGCTCAAGGTGCCCCATCGCACATATGCTATCAGTAGTTTTGACAACCTTGACAGTATTCTCAAAGTTTTCTGCATTGATCCAAGGAATAAACAATACTTTAGTTTTATCTAGAAATACTTCAGTGACTTTATTGTAAGTTTTAATATTATTATAAGTCTGTAGAAGAAGTTCTGGAGAGTTTACATTATTGGTATTCTTATAATAACAATCATGATTTCCTACAATCATGTGAACATCGTAGTTTTTGAGTCTCTCAAACACAACTCTCTTCGACCATTCAAGACTTTGATAATCAATTGACTTGCGACTATCAAAAGCATCACCCATGTGAACCACAGTTGTGATTCCTTGCTCCTCTAAGGTCGGAAAGAACACATCATCATAGAACTTCTCAAAGTAGTCATGAAGGTGCTTAGAACCCTTTCTAGCACCATAATGAGTATCTGTAATGATTGCTATTTTCATTTGGAATGATGTGGAGTA